ATGGTTCGTCACGCTTTGCGGATACGGTTACGTTCTCAATTGAGAGCGCACGATACGCAGCGTAAACACGCTCAACATATGCGGAGTCTTCGCAATCTCCAGTTCCAGGACCTACAGCAACAATACCACGCTCAACTGGGCATTCTCCAATGTCTCCTGCGGAGAGATTAAGAGTTTGTCCTGCTGAAGTAGATTTTGTTCCTGATAGTTCAGAATCGCTGTAAGCAAGGGCCAAGAGAAGATTCTCAAGGGTAGCCTCAGCAAAAGCAGTTGCCATATTTACTTGCATTCCCTGCTTGTATAGTTTAGCAACGTCAAGAAGTTGGTCAACCTGTACTTCACCGAAGTCTGGTTGGAACTGCAATTCAAGACCATTCATGGTATAGCCAACATTTGTAAAATCTAAATCATCGGAAAGAGTATCTCTGTACGACTCATTTGCATCAAATGCTGGTAGTGTGCCTGCTGTCAATGTTGTATCTGCAATAAAGAAAGCGGCTGCACCGACGATAATATTATTCGATGTACCACGTGTATATGCCATATTTTTCACCTCTACTTTCAATAGAATCTATATGAAGTTTTTGGCGGGTTTCCTCACCACAAGTATAACAGTGTTTTTAATTATAGGGGTAGTCTGGAGGGGTATTAGAATGATAGTCGTACTCAATAATCAGTTTATTTGCATATACCGTTCTGGCTGAGGCCAACTCAAGAATATCCCTAGTTTCATCTGCCTGATATACCCTGATATTATGAAAATATATGTTAAATGGAACAGTCTTAGGAGAAACGCTGGCACAGTAAGTGTTTACGTCTTGTGCTGCTGCGTCTTCACGATCTAAAGCATCACTAATGATTCTATGTGCATCAGTAATCTTGCTTAGATCTGTACAATAAAGATAGTAGACTACCTGCTCTCTTTTGTGTCTATAAAATGGAGTTGGTCTAAATCTAATCAATCTTTCATACTGAATTAGTAATGGATCATCTACTCCAGGTGCTCCCACGTAGTTCTTAAATACGTCTTCTATATTTGTTGGAGTAGTAGGAAAAATTGGAATCATTTGTTCAAACCCACTTAAAATATCAAACATTTTTAATTGTTCTACCACATATTGATTTATAAATATAGGTGGAAAAGATGTGTCTGTTAATTTAGATACATACGGCATAATCTTATTCTACCTCAATCTTGGCATTGGTAATCCATTTATATCCAGTGGAGACGCCCTTTGATCTACCCTGCCTTGCCCCTGCTGCAAAATTTTGCTTAAATATTTTAGGCTTTTTTATATAATCAAATAGCCCGCTTGCTCTTAAAAATCCTTGAGTAAAATATCTTTGCATGAACTGATCAAAAACTCTTTCAAAAGACCCTTGAACTTCTTCTCCCCCAGGATTTCTTACGGTTATTGGCTTTTTAACAAAAATGGTTTCTCCACCTTCATAAAATCTTAAAACAGAATTCGCTTTTGGTTTAATAGTAACTGGAACACCATTTTCCATAATTCTTGCTTTGTTATAAAATGGTGTATTACTATTTGTCTGGATTGTTCTAGACTGTCTAAAAGTAGAGCCAACAGATAGTCCAAGATTACTAACAGTATAATCAATATCAAATAATCTTGCAGATGGACTTCCAGTTTGATACCATTCATACACATGGTGTAAAGCACTTCTGTTTGATCTTGCTTCAGAATCTATATACATTCCAAGAGCCGCAATAGTTGTTTTACCTAAATTATCTAAAAATACTTTTTTGCCTTTATTAACACCATCTATAAAACCAAGAGAATATTCTGCAATATTTATTAATTGTTTTTCAAAGTTATTGACTGTTAATGATACCCTCATTAGTCACCTACTGCCTGATTTTCTGTTCTACGCCATAGCATTCTATAATATTCAATATTGCCAAATGGATTTATAAAAGGTTCGATTGTACCAACTTCATATATGGTTCCACGACCAACTCTAGGTCCAGCGGTTTCTTTATATATCAATGTGTCAGATGCATTTCTAATATTAGTAACTAAGATATTGCTGACTGCATTATTAACTCCATCACCAGAAATACGAATATCTGATTTAGATCGTGCAACTAATTTACCATCATATTGTAAAAATACTTCTGGCTTTAATTCATCAGTTCCAGCCCCGCCTACTGTTGTGGCATTACAAACTACAGTCCTATCAAAAACCCAATCTTTATTTGGTTGACCATATTGATTTTGAGTAATAATTGGATAATAGATATCCGCTTTCATTGGATATATAAAGTCTGTGGTTTCACAGGTATTCATTATAATACTCCAGGTGAACCAAAGTTGGTTATATATTTCTCCAAGATTTTATCAACTAAAAGATTGCCTGTTCCAAAGAAAGATCCTTTGTCTACTTGAACTTTAAATTGATCTGTTGAATAGTTTGTAATATATCTCTTATGATATTCTAATCTGCCACACTTTAAATCATCGATAAGCATTAGAATTGCATCTTTAATATCATAGGGGACTACTTTATATCCCGTGGCCAATTGGAACAAGTAGTTCCATCCCATAGGGAATGTTACTCCTGGTGCTACAGCAATTGTGTTTGGGCTATCTTCTGAGTCATACATATATACGGAATCAGAGTATGCTAGTGGTACTCCTCTTGGAAAACTTGCTTGACGAATATAAGAATCTGATTGTTGCGTCCAGTCTTTAATAATTGCAGTTTTATCTTTTGTTAAAAGGTAGTTCCACTGTCCATCTCCTTGTGCTTGCGGATTGTCCGCATAATCCCAAACAAGTTGATTATTTTCATATGCCTTCAAAATTAAATATGTTCTATCCCAAACTGGCATGAAGTCTGTATTATTTCCAATTGTTTCATACCAAGATCTTTCATAGTAAAATCCTCCAGGAACAATTGAATCAATAATTGCTCTTGCTAATCCCTCATAATATGTATAATCTTTAATTTCTGTTGCTGTTGTTCCAAGTGTGCTTGGATCTACATATGGTCGCATAATCTCTAGATTATCTTCAACCACAATATCGCCTTCTTCTGCGCTTGTAGACGCAGTAGTATAAACAGCATCATAAATTGTCAGCGCATATGACTCGTCGTATGTATTAAACATGTCTGGAAGAATATATGTGATCTGAGAACTTGCTGAAGATGTTATAGTTGCTGTAACATCATTTACATTTCGTGTACCCTCATTAATAACCAAAATATAATCAGTATTTGGCTCTGGTACATCATATGTAATTGAGAGCGGATATGGTGGGAGTCTTAAGATCTGCATTATACTTTACCGTAATGTTTGGCTACCTCTTCAGGCTTTGCTAGTCGCACTGCCTTATGCTTTAGCCATTTTTCGGATACCTCCTTGGTAACAATATTATAACCCCTTTGGAGTTGCCCCACGCCATTCCAATGTAGGTTTCTTTCTGAAAATACCGCAATTTTTTCTTGAACGGTATCTGACTTTACTTCTTGATGATCTTCTCTAGGAACAAAAGGTAAAATTGCTTCTAGTAAATCTAGTTTTGTTGTTGCACCAAATACATCAATATCGTTTTTCTTTGCATATGATTTTAATTGTGGTACTGTCATCTTATTGAATTTTTCTACTACTTCTTTTGTTGTTGCCATTTTATCCTCCACTGCTATTATATCAGAAATGCCTATTTATATAAACTTTGTGGTTTCTTCACCCCAGAAGGAGTTCCACTGATAATTACATTTTCTCCAAAGTTTGCTGTTGGTATACAACCAAGAGCATATTTTTGTGTTATTACTCCATTAGGTCCACTAATGATTGTTCCTATACCGCCAACTGCAATACATCCATCACCACTGTGTTGATGATCTACTGTTGGACTTCCTGGATATGACATTTGTTCTCCTAATGTGATAAAGGAGGACAGTTTTACCTGCCCTCCTTATCGGTTAGTTTTTACAAACTATGCAGTTGGGTCAACGGCTGCATCTGCGTAAGCAACTGCATCCTGCTCTTCCCATTGAATACCAAAGCGGACGAATACTGTGTATTCAATTGTATCCTTCTTTGGCTTGTACTCACGGTTTACCGTGATATCACGCTGGAAGCCCCAAACACGGTTTGCAGGGAATGTCAAATCGACATAATCTGCTGGGTAATAAGGTACTTCCATAACATCGACACCGAGAACACGAGTTGTACGTGCTCCACCGAATGTCTGTCCAACACCATCAAGGTATTGCTGACGATTACGCTCTGTACCGCCAGTACGTGGTGCAAACGCTTCAGCAATAGCATCAGCGAGTGTACCGTTATTCTTAACAATTCCCTGGAAAGCATCTGTACCAGCATAGAACTTTAGGTTCTGCTTGACAGCACGATACTTACGTGGCATTGCAAGAATAATGTCCTGCATGACTTCTGTTGTCCAGTTGTCATCGGTTACAGTAACGAGTG